AGCGTGGCGCAATAGTGTGCCAGCCACCGTGGTTCTTGTGAAGCATAATCGAAGCTGCCCCACTTCTCCCCATCCTCCGGGATGAACAAACCACGAATCATCTTTTTTATTTCGGGGTCGCGGGCCGGGATCTGTTGGAGGTTCGGGTTGGACGAAGAAAATCGTCCGGTAACTGTGCCCCCTTCATCTGAACGAAGAGGGTGAAAATCACAATGAATACGACCGTTATGCGAATGCTCAAGAATGGTTTCAATAAATGTCGTGTTGGCTTTATTAAACTCGCGAAGGCGTACAATCTTCTGCGCCACCGGGTGTGGGTGATTCGCAAGAAATGCTTTTGTAAAGGCTGGCGCATTCGATTTCTCTGTCCTGTTGTAGTGCAACCCGAGGGCGTCGAACGCCTTTGCTATGGATGCGGCGGCCCACGGCTCCACAAGGACGCCGGTCTCTTCCTTTACTTCTTTAAGTAAAACGTCCTCGCGGTTCTTCAGTTCCTTCTGCACATCGTGTGCCTTGTCTACATCAACGCGCACACCTTTTGACTTCATGTCGAGCAGCAGCGGAATCAGCGATGTCTCGAGATCGAAGATGCTGTTGACTTCATCCTTGTCGATGTCTGCCCGCAGCCGGTCCCACAGACGCAGTGTGACAGCAGCGTCCTGCTCCGCGTACTTACCCACGAACGAGGCGTGTAGCTTCCACATCTCCCCCTTTGGATCGACGCCGTACATAGACGCCGCCGCCTTCAGCATCTTCTCGTTCTTCCACTCACCGAGATACTCACCGGCCAGACTGTTCAGGTTGTACCAGCGGCGGTTCTCGTTCAGCAACGGAGCCGCAACCATCGTATCGATCACGCGACCCTGCACCTCGATGCCGGCCCAGCGTAGCCAGCCCAGATCATACATGGCGTTGTGCATAATCTTATCAATGTTAGGAGTGGCTAACTGTTTCTTCAGCCAGTTGATTACAGTTTTCTCTGGCATGTTGCCGCCGCCTTGATGGCGGATAGGAAAGTAACCAACGAAGTCTCCCGCAGCGACAGCGAAGCCAATCACATAGCCATCATTGCGACACCAACCCGGACCCAAGGTTGTTAGATTCGGGTCACATGTTTCGAGATCAATCGCGATTCGTTCACAGTTTGTCAGGTCCGGCAGGGATGACGGCGGATACCACTCTTCTTCGAGGTCAAACAGATCAGCTTTCATCGTTCGAAATCTCCCCGCCCAATGCGGCGTAGCCAATGATATCGGTCCACGAATCATCCTTGTGCATGTCTTGGGCAAGACGCGCTAGCTTCAAGCCAATCATCATCGCCGTCACTTCAGTCGGCGTAATCTTGTCCAGTAGTTTCTTGCGAAGCAACACGTTCCAGATTGTAGCGATGCGTTCATGGTTCAGGACCGCCGGTCCGTAGTCTTCGGCCCTCGGTCCATTGATCAATTCTTCCGCCTGCTTCAAAAAGTATTCTCGGTTTTTCATATTTCGAACCTGTGATTGGAGTGTGACTCGACAAGATGTAACTCTTTGCGGGCACGAGTCATGCCCACATAGAAGGTGCGAATCTCACCTTCGGTGTCCTCGGCTCTTGTTATGACAGGGCTGGATTCAAGCAGGAGGAGGACGTTGTCTGCCTCCCCACCTTTCGCCTTGTGGATCGTCGAGATCCGTATCCTCGGCTTGCCCGACAAGATAGACTCGCCCATCCGCCGCACAGAAGTAATGTAGATCGTCTCCTGTTCGGACACCCGAATCACATCGTACCACGGTGTCTCGGCAGTCACGTTCAACTCGCACAGGTTCTGTAAATCGGTGAGGTTGTAAGTGGCTTCGGGGTCTAGGTTTGTAAGTTTGCGTCTGCCTGACTTGGTGATGACCGATGACTGGATGATCTTCGAAAAAGTCTTCAACTCCGTGGGAGAAACAAACTGATTTTTGCATAGCCGCAACCACACCTCGATGCCGTTCAGAACATTTGGAGAGATGGACCAGCCTGGCCCCTCGCGCCAGAACAGGTATCCCTGTTCCTTGAGGGTGTTCGCGACCTTGTTTGCAATGTTGTTAGTGCGGGCAAGAATCAACCATTCGCCAGTTCGCAAGTCCACATCGAGAATATCATGATGCCATACCACGGCGCCACCTTCTCGAGCCGGATGCCAAACTTTTTCTTGCCGAAATGCCAACTGCTTTACGACATCATTAGCTAGCGAATGCACTTCTGACGGAAGACGATATGACGTTCCTAAAACTACGTGGTCGTCCGATGCGTTTAGGAAGTCTCGAACGTCCACGCCCATCCACGAGTAGATGCACTGGTCATCGTCGCCGGCAAAGTAGATGCGCTTGGCGCACGGCTTCATCACTTCATGCACCATACGCCACTGGAGAGGCACCAAGTCTTGAGCTTCATCCACAATCAGCACATCGAGCAGCGGACAGTTGCCCTGCGTCACGAACTGTTCGATCATGTCCACGAAGTCAACCTTGTCGGTCATCTTCTTGTAGTCATCAATCACTTGTTCCATGATTTTTAACTGCTGAAAGTGCAGTCGATAGTCCGTATTCTTTTCGTTGAAAATTTCTTCAATCGACTTGCCGGTCACCCGAGCAAGCTGGAGCAGGCTGTGGTATTGATCACCCTTTGACTGACCTGCCGAAAACAGTATGCCGTCGTCCATGCGAACCGATGCGGAGGACACCATAGGCAGGCCAACCAACTCGCCAATCTTGTTGTAGTCTGCCCCCTTCATTACCTTCTGACCGCTAAGACCAAGGTTCTGGAACGCGAAGGAGTGCAGCGTACGGAACCAACTCATCTGCTGCTCGTTGATGCCCAGCTTCTCCGCAGCACGATCCCGCGCTTCCTGTGCAGCCTTCTTGCTGAAGGACACGAAAGCAATCTTGTCGGGCGGCGTTCCACGGTCCAGTTCCTGCTGGACGATGTTGATCAGTCGTGTGGTCTTGCCCGTGCCCGGGGGTCCAAAAATTGTGGTCTGCATCAGAACGGAATCTCCTCTCCAACTACATCGATCCCCGGCACATCGACTTCTTGATGAGTGGCCGGAACCCACCACACACGAAGCTGCTTCTGCTCCCCCGTCGTGGTCTTAAACCGTTTGTGCCCGTTCGCCTGCCCGCCGTTGTTCAACTCTTTCAGGCGCTCCTGTATCTGACCCCGGCTATAGCTGTCGAACTTCTGGTTACGCAGGAACTTCATCAACGCTTCGAGCTTGAAGTACGTCAGCCCCTCGTCCTCGTCGGTGTACGGCTTGCCAAGAGCGATCTCTTCCGCCGACTGTGCCTGCACCCGGCCATCACAATACGCCTCGACAAGCTCGTTAAACTGACCCTTGTATGTCAGTTCGTGCGGCACATCGATGTGGTTCATATCGTCCATGAGCATGGTGACGATGGTCTGCCAGTCTTGCATCTTCATCATAGGAGGCATGACATGAATCTGTTCCATGCATGCCTTCTGAAAACGCTGCGGTGTTTGCAAGTCGTCGGTGGTCAACTCAACACGCCGACCACCCACGTCGCAGAACCAGACCGGTGGCTCGGACTTCACAACACATAGCCCTGTAACGTCCAGAGACATGCTTGTGACGCCGATACCAAACTTCTTGGTCTTACACAGCGTCTTGTTGCAGAAGCTCCTCAGTGGCTCCTGATCGCACGGGAATCCGTAGTCCTTTTTTTCGTGCTGATTCTGGATCGTGACGATCTCGGACGCCGGCAGTGGCGGGTTGGCAAACCGCTGATTGATCTCTTCGAGTCGTTGTTTCCATGTCTCGGGCTGCTCCTTCTTGCACCCAACCGCAGCGGCAAACATTACCGTGTTGCGGGTGCCCTCGGGAATGCCCTGCCCGAACATACAGTTCAGGCAGGGCGCCCATTCCTTGAACTCGTCTTCGACAACCCCGAAGGTAAGCGAGATGAACGCCTCCGGGGTAACGGCACGACTGTCGGCGAGATCAAGAAACTCCTCGAGAGATGCAGCAGAACCATCCTCGAGGATTGCATGGCGCAGGGTTTGTTCTGCATCGAAGTATGGTAAGTTGATAAAGTTACCAACGTCACCGCGCTCGTGCAGAACCTGCTCCTGCTTCGGAAATATTTCACACCGGCCATACCCAACATAGGCGGCGATCTCCGAAGCCTTGTCACGGAACTCCCCTGCGCTCATGAACTCCGTGAAGAAGAAGTATATGTGTGCCCCACCAGACTTCGAGCGGCAGACCACGGCTGGGATCTCGAGGTCACGCAGCCGCCGATCAATAGCAGCTAGGTCCAGTGGGTATTCGTCAATGTCGAGGACACCAAACTTGCACTGGTTGTCCTCGTTGATAGGTATCGAACCCACACCCTTCACACCACTGAGATGTGCACGGATAAGTTCGAGAGTAATCGGTGTTCGAACTGTTCGGGACTGTGCCTTCTGTTTACCGGCCCGCCGTTCTTCTGAAATAATTGTCTGTCCATGTGCCGATTTGAATCCTTCAAACACGGCCATGAACTTTTCGTCCAAGTTCATAGCTGTCCCCTTTGTTGGGTTAGGGCAGGGGGTGGGCACACACCCGTTCTGGTACTGCAAGGCTCTATGTGAGCCGCCATGTCGCAAAACTGTGTCAGTATCCGTAGCCTTGAGTGTGCCCTTTTGTCCGCCTCCCCCTGTCAGGCGCGGTCTAACCGGCTTACGTTAGAACGGGATTTCATCTGCCTCTTGCTGAGACGACGACGCCGAGTTCATCTCTTCGGCGGTCCCTGCGGACGTTTTGATTTCGCCCTTCCGGAACATTTCGTACAGACCCTTACACTCCTGCACCGCTGCTGCCGGCACACTTTGAATGTCAAGCTGAGAGATCGAGTAGTTGAACCACGAACCCTTGTCGTTGCTCTCCTGCACGGTCTTCAGGTTCCACACAGTTGCCCACATGGGCGGAGTGAACAGACCCTTCTCCGGATGCATCAGCTTCATCCCCGCACGGCGAGTGTTCCACTGCTTGGCAACCTTCATCTGGGTCTTCTTCATATCGAGAATCATCTGCTGGGTTGCACCGTTTTCGCCGATAGCCACGACCAAGAACTGGGCAGCACGAACCAACTCGTTACCCGACGGCAGCATTTCATTGGCACCCACCCGATTCGCCTGACGGATGTCAGGGTTGTTCGGATCGATCTCACCAAGGAAGCCACCACCAGACTCACGCAGTTGGAACTCCAGGAACTTCATCTCGTAGGCGCACGGTATGATCGTCACGCCCTCGTCGCCTTCCCAATACTGCCCGGTCACAGTGTTGAAGATGTCACCGGCAGACGCACCCTTGATGAACTTCGAGTCCGTCTTAATCAGTTGCGGAGAAAGCGGCTGGAGGATACGCATGAATGGGATCTGCATATCCTCGGCAGTAATATTCTCCATCCCCTGACCTGCCCCTGCGAACAGATCGTCCATGAGATTTGCGGGTAGCGACTCCGCTTTTTTCGCTACAGCTTGCTTTTCAGCCATCGTTCTACGTCCTCGTAATTTTAGCTTCAGTTCCTACAAACACACCGAACTGGTCGAAGTCGATATCCTGACCCGACTCAATGCGGTTACGGACCCATGCCTTCAGCGTCTGCGGATGGACATGGGTTTTTTGCGCGGGGTCCAGACCATACTGTTGGCGCAAGTCTTCAACCACGGAGCCGGCCATGTTGTCCTGCCCTGTGTTGAATGACACGGTGACATCGTGCTTGATGATGTCGCCTTCGCCGATGGAACGAAGCCACGCAAATGCTTCGTCACGCCTGTCATCTGGGATGCGGGCATGCACGAACTGTCGAAGCGCAATCTTGTGCCCTTCAACCGTGACAGATTCCATACCCATCTCCTGCATCAGAGCGGGGATGTCCTCTTCATTCACCTTGCGTTTCTTGAATTTAAGATCCTTGAGGTATTTTTCCGCTTCCGCGATTTCCTCGTCGATCTTCAGGGATGCGCGGATGAGATTGGAAAGGCGGGAACCTTTCGTCTCATCCACATTGTCGAACTTTTGGGCATCGACTTCCTCGTCAAAAAGCGAAAACACATCGCTCATGCTTCTTCTCCTTACGTTAAAGTTTAAGCCCTTCGGCTGTCGTGCGGCAGCAGACCAGAGGACAGTCGTAAAATCCTTGGTATACTTAGCAGTTTGACGGACTTCTAAGCCCAGTCCGCTGCCGCTGGAGGGTGATACAGGATCCACGGACCACGATCAATCGATATTTTTGCCCTCCGATTCAAAAAACTTCTTGAGTATGTGCGCGACTTGTTTGCTCACACTCCTGTCATTTTCGTCGGCCATTTGCTTGAGCATGGCATACATGGGCGCCGAGACGGCAACGGTTTTCCACTTACTCAAATTCACCTGTTTACTCCTCGGTGCATGTCTGTTACGGTCGCTCACAATAATCTATACAACGGGGAAGTCAACAATATTATGCGACCACACAACAAAAATCGAGATGGTCAGCGATCAGAACTGCTAGCAGCAGAGTGGTTGTTGTCCCAAGACTGCTATGTTTACCAGCCAGTGATGGCGCAGGGGCCGGTTGACCTCGTTGCCATATCGCCGAATGGAAAAACACACCTGTTCGACGTAAAGACTCATGCGTTTCGTGCATCCGGGACATCAATCGCCCGCAAGCTGACAGACATTCAACGCAAACTGGGTGTGCGCCTGCTGTATGTGAATCTTGAGACTGGTGCCGTGGGTTTGTACACTCATCAACTTAGCAACAACCCCTTGTCCACAGAGAAAGCACAGAACCGACACTTCAAGGGGAAGAAAGCTCTAACCATTTCCGAGCTTCTTCGCCAAGAGCCTTCGCCGACAGATCAATCTTGTCCCGAAGAGCACGAACAATCCTCTGATCAATCGAACCCGGAGTGATTAGGTCGACATAGGTGACCCTGTTGTGCTGCCCGATCCGGTGACACCGATCCTCGGACTGCATCCGAGTCGCCAAGTCGAAGTCGTTGGCGTAGTAGATCACGTTTGTTGCAGCCGTCAGCGTCAACCCGAAGCCTGCGGTTTGCGGGTTTGCCACAAAGAACCTGGCGTCACCGAACTGAAAGTCATGAATCGCCTGCTGGCGCTGTTCATCGCTCGTGTCCCCAAAATATGTGACCACGGACCCCGGTCCATGGATTCGTTGCAGTTCGTCCGCAATCTTCTTGATGTCGTAGCGGAAGCGTGACCAGACGATCACCTTGCCGGTCATCTCCTCGATAGTTTCTTTCAGCGCATCGAGCCGCTTTGTGGGGAACTCGATCAAGTCGCCGTCATCGGTTTTGATATGCCCGCACAGTACCTGCTGCAAGCGCAGCAGTTGTGTGATCACAGCCGGCGCCGTCACCAGATCACCGTTGTCGAACATGGCGATGGCCTGCTTCTTCAATGTCAGGTAGTGCTGACGCTGCTCGTCGGTGACGCTCACCTCTCGGGTGGTGTACACCTTGTCGGGCAGGTCTAGTGCTTCTTCCTTGGTGACCCGGTAGGAAAACGTGTCAAGTTTCGTCGATAGTTCTTCAAGGTTCCGATAGCCCACGATTTGAAGGAAGTTATGTGCGCCCATGCGCTGCGTTTTAGTGACCGCGTAACGTCCTTGAAACGAGTAGTACGAGTCAAAGCCGAGAAGTCTCTTGTCCATGAATCCGCACTGCGCGTAAAGGTCCATGGGTGACTTCGTAACAGGGGAGCCGGTGAGGATCCTTTTGTATGCAGCTTTTGCACCGAAGAGGACCAGCGTCTTAGTGCGTTTGGCTTTGGGATTCTTGATTGTAGTGGACTCATCAACAGCAAGTAGGAAACTGCTGCCCTGTGTGAACGCGCCCACAAATGCGGGCAGCTTTTTAGACGCGAACCCTTCCACATTTGCCAGTAGTATGCGGAGGACGCCACGCTCTTGAACGCCAGACTGGAGACGTTCGGCTTGCGCTTTGTTGGGACTCGGATTCCATACATAAATCTCGTGCGGAATGTTGGTCGGGAAGTGGGTGGGAATCTCCGACGTTTCCCAGTTGCGGTAAACACCTTTCGGCGCAACAATAACCGCTGTGTCAATGCGGCCCTGCTCGTAGAGCCAGACCACGTTGTCAATAAGAACCTTCGACTTGCCACATCCCATCTCCATAAAGTAGGCGTAGTTGCGCTTGTCGTATGAGCGCTCCAGAGCCTCACGCTGGTGGGCGTAAGGCTCCGTGCGGTAGTTAAAGTCAGGGGCCATCGTTGACGCCTTGATCTAGGATAGCCTTCTTGGCTACCTCCAGATAGAACAGAATGTCAGCGACATCCTCTTGTGTCGTCATCATCTTGATAGCACCTGTTTCCTTGTCCGATCCTAGAATGACAACGTCATCCAAGTTTCTTCCTGCAATGTCGCACAAGACCTCGACCGCCGAGGCGTCGATCTTGTCGATGTTGGGTTGTTCCTTCGAGAAATAAATAATGTTGTCGTCATTCATAGGCGCACTCTCCTTGGCAGCAGTCATCGATCACACTACCACAGACAGAACATTGACGGTGGCCGTGAACTTCTACAACAGAAGCAAGCAGTGTGCCACACCGAGGACAGGCGTTAGCCATTTCTTGTTGATGAATTTTTTGCAGTAGTGCCGGACGTTTGTCCGGCACTACATGGTGGCGACGGATGTCGCGCCAGTTTGGATCACGTTGTTTCAAAGTCTTTCTCCCTCGACCTTCACGCATACACCGTGCGCTACCACCGAACCCGGTGGGAATCTATAATTCATGTACGCGAACATTTCTTGTATGCGCGCCATGCATCGAGCCTCTGTTGCATACGGCCCCCTGTTGTCTTCGATGTGCCCGCATCTGGGTGGCCCCATAACTTGCACACAAAAGTTTACGACAACAAGAAACGCTACCACCAACTCAACCCCTCAGAATCCTGTCGAATGCCTCCATGACTTCTTCGGCCCTGCCCGGACCATAGTCGTCCGGATACTCGGCGATTTTGTCTAACATCTCATCGACGCACCACTCGATTACCTGTATGGCGGTGCTCCATTCCATGCTCTTGGTTTCAGATGCCTCCGGCATCAAATGTGTTTCATTCATTGACATCTCCTTGCCGTGCCATTGTTGATGATAACTGATGGTCTTCAAAATCACAAGCCACCTTGCCGCCGGACCGGTTTCATCCGGACAACGACCGGCTGTTCCTGTAACGGTGTACAAATAGGGGGTTGACTTACACCGTTGATCTCTAACCCACAACCTCGACACACGGTCACCGGTCCAGAGTCCAAGGCTGTCTGGCATTTCGGGCACAGGCCCATGTCCAAACGCCGCTGCATCGTGCCGTCACCCTCTTCAATCGTCATCGCCATTGGTCCTCGCCTCCACTCGTATACACACAGCCTCTTGATTCATCGGCATCACCTCCCAGAAAATTTGAGTCGCTGCCACATGACACTCGGCCACGGTGTCGTAGCCACCAAGGGATTTGGTTTCGAACGAATCCGAATCGAAACCATACCCTGTGACTAACAACAGAACCCAAAGGGTTTTCATTCTTCTTTGTCCTCCTCTTTCACATCCTCGGCAAACACCCAGTCAGCCCAGTACCCATGCCCTTCCTTGGGCGCTTTGAACTCGAACTCGTGGTGCAACGTGTGAATGATCTTATTCAGCTTCTGCAAGTCAGACAGCCAGATGTCATTGCACTCCTCGATGGTGTTCTTGATGTCCTTCAGATCGTTGTGGATCTTCAGCATCGTCAGACGCATATCGCGCGTCACTCGTTTATCTCTCTTGTTCACCTAGAATCTCCCTTCTGTAGGTTTCGTCTTCATAGGCACACTCGTCGCAACGAATGTCCCCAAAAAATGATGTGAAATCTTGGCACTCATGGCCGCACCAATCACAAACCAAATACTCGTCGCCTTCGTCACCCTTCATCGGTCACCACCGAGACATGCGTCTCCTGATCGTATGTATATTTGTGCAGGTACTCGTCAAAAATGTAGTCCGATACCTCCGCTTTGATGTAGTCCAGCGCCTCGTCATCGGTCATGTGCGCGGGCACATCGTACTCCGGAAACCAGACTTCCTCGCGGGTGACCATGAACTTCACGGTTCGTGTCTGCATCACTCGACCCTCTCGCCATCGATGTATTCCGCGTCCGGCCACTTGTAGTCCATGCCGTCACCATTCTCCTCGGCCGTCGGCTCGTACTCGACATGTGGCTCGTCCTTGTCCCACTGCACATGCAGCAGTCCCCACTTGATGTAGAAGTCATGGGCGTGTGCAAGATCACGCGGCTCACCCTCCTCGTCAGCAGGCCAATCTTCGATCTCCTTGACCTCCCAGAAATG